ACTTCTTTCGCACCTTTTGAAGCCAAACCTAAAGCAACAGTGGAATCACTACCCTGCGCTGAAATTGTAGGGACACCGCTAGTAGCAGCACCTGTTACTTGAACATAGTTGACTGCGGAGGCTGTGTCAGCAACACGGAATTGCTCTCTAGTGCCGCCAGTTAAAAACTGGAAAGCGCCAGTACCTTTAGATGCAAACTGACCAGCAATGTTTGTACCAGTACCGTCTGTTGAAAAACGTGGACTTGTTGTAGAACCGTCACCACCACGCACGTTCCAATAATTAACAGAACCCGCTGTGTCAAGAACTCTAAAGTTATTAGCACCAGCAGCACCACCCAAAGATGTCTGACCAGTAGCTGTAAGCGTAGTAAACGTACCAGCAGCAGGGGTGATTGAACCGATTACTGTGTTGTCAATCGTGCCGCCTTCAATGTCTACAGCATTAAGGTTTTGCGTAGCAATAGTGCCAAGACCCAAGTTTGTTCTTGCACCTGACGCAGTAGATGCGCCTGTACCGCCATTAAGAACAGCAACAATTCCTGTTACGTTTTCCGCTGTACCAGTGGTGTTTTGATTCCAAGTAGGAATAGCGCCAGCCAAATCAGCATAAGCAATGCTTACTGCGCCAGTTTGACCGTTTACCGATGTAACCGCATCCGTGTTGTCAATTTTTTGCCAAATAGAGCCATTAAAAATAGCCCAATCGCCAACAACCCAATCCGTGATGCCGTTTAAGTTTGTAGAGCCAGCTACCGAAACAACGTAGTAATACCCATTTGTTCCAACGCTTGAAGTCAAAGCAGGGGTGTTAGTCGTGGCGTTCCAAGAACCTTGATAACTTAAAGTTCCTGTAATGGTTGCCCATGCGGTGTCATAGTTTGTATTGCTGGCTTTAACTAAAACTTGTCCAGTTGTGCCACCCGTGGCTACTCCAGCGCCTGTGTCACCAGTGTCACCTTTTGGCCCTTGTGGGCCAGTTTCGCCTTGTACGCCTTGGTTTCCTCTAGGAATTGTGAAATTAAACACAGCATCGCTAGATGTTCCAGAATTTACAACCAATGCGTTTGTTCCAGCCGCGCCTGTTGTCGTAGTCCCTACCGCAATGGTTGCCGCATCGCCTTGTGGCCCTTGTGGGCCAATCTCGCCTTTATCAATATTGATTTCTTGGCGAGGCGCAGGGGTAACTTCTACAATAATATTTTGCTGAGTAGCAATTGAAACTTCAGTTTCATTTACAGTAACAGCAACATCATTGACAGCCCCTTTGGTGATTGTCAGTTGTGTTGCCATGTTAGTTCACCACGCCATCAGAACGAACTAAGAACAGCAAAAAGATGATGCTGTCTTGTGCTGGTGTTGTGCCAGATGAAGGAAAACTGATCTTAATGCGACCACTAAACCCAACAGGGTCTTGTGCGTTAATGTCTAACTGTGGGTCGGTAGAAATAACAGACCATGTGCTTTCGTCAATGACAAGCGTAAAAAGACCAGCCGCATCAGTTCTGTTTGTGATCGTTAGTTCTACCGCTGTAGGCGTTGAAACGGTGTAATCAGCAATGTCAAACGACAAACCATATCGTGTGTCAATAAGGTTTGAAATTTGTCTACGAATGATCTGTGCGCAGATAGTTGCGCCAGTAAGGTCAACAGGCACACCAGCGGTTGCCATGGTCAGCTTCCAGAAAGTTTTTTGGTTATAAACCAACTCTCCAGCAATGATTGGATTGTCAAACCCTGACACTTGTGTCAGAGTGTTTTTATTAAAAATGGCCAAGATAGTTCCCTGTTCTCAGGTTGTGACGCTCCCTATGTACTCACAGGGCTACGAAGTCTTGTCTTGTTTTAAGGATTTTACTTTAATATTTGCCTTCTGCAAACACATTTACAAACACTGTACCGTCTTCCAAAGCCTCAATCTCATGCCATCCGTCAGCAAGCAAATTCACAGGCTGAGTGTCTTTTGTCATAGTTAAAGACTTATTTTCTTTAGTAACCAAACATGAACCAGCATGGCACATAGTTAGATGGGAATAAGCGTGTTCATGTCGTGGCAACCCCTGCCCTTTGTTGGCGTGATACACATTAACAGTTGCACCATCATAGGTGACTTGATGTATTGGGGTTACGATTTGAACAGTCATAGCGTTTGAGCGCCTTGCGTACTAGGTTGTCCAGAAAAAGAAGCATTGACCAAATTGTTATCAATATAGGTTTGCTTTAATACTTCAATTGATGGCATTTCTTTTGAAGTTAACCAAGATTCAATCCAACTATCGCTTATAGGTGTTCCATCTTGTTCAATGCCCATAAAAACAACAAAATCTATTCCATGTTTAAGTTCAGGATATAAAAATTTAACAGTTTTAATCATCATTTCATTGGTGAAATAAGTCATTTTTAATCCTTAATTGTTTTTAATTCTGTATCCACGAAGGTAAAGAAGAGGTGGAGAGCAACAACTTCCTGAAGTTTGCCTCATACCTGTAACAACATAATCTGCAGGAAGATTTATGTTGTAAGCCGTTGTATATGAACCAGCACCAGATTCAACAAGAGAACCTGAATAAGTACACAATGCGCCAGAAGCCGCAACAATTACCGCACCAGTAGCACCGTTAACTGAAGTTACAGCAGCAGAAGCTGGCGCAGAAATCCAAGTTGTTCCGTTTGAAGTAAGGACATTTCCAGTAGTGCTTGGCGCAACAGTTTGAACTGGGCTTGTGCCGTTTCCAAGCAATACATTATTTGCAGTCAAAGTGGCAGCGCCTGTGCCGCCATTGTCTACATTGACCGTGTTGTAAATAGCGGTGTCAGCATTAATTTGACCAGATGTGTTGGTGTTATTTGCTAACTGTGAAAGGTTAAAGGCTTGCGTCATTTAAGCGGCTCCTGTGCGTGTGTATGTCGTTTGTTGAAGCAAATTCAAATTAGTCGTAGGCGCTGTGGTCAACGTGAACGAACTTGAACCCTGAGTGTAATCCGATGTAATGATTTGTAAAGCACCGTTGTTGTACAACTCAAAAGCGTTTTGGTCAAAATTGTAGTTGTATGTTGAAACTCCAATTATTGTATTAATTGAAACGCTTTGTTGATTGCCAATTGGGATTGTTTGGTTACTATCAGCAAATTGAATAATGCTCAAAAGCCCTGTAGAGACAGCAGGGAAGTTTGTAATTGCGCCAGCAATCAAGTCATAGTCTTGATCGTTTACCGATGCTCCATTTAAAAACACTTTTTCATATCCACTATTCAAAGCCCATGTAGTTGGGGTGTAAGTAGAAACAGAAGAAATTGATGCAGTCCAACGGCTGAATGGTCTGTAACTTAATCCGTTTGCACGATACTGATAGATTACTTGTCCAGCAGATACGCCTGTAACGGTTGTTGTATAAGTGATTTGACTTGTAGCAGCGTTATATGATGACACTGTGTATTGTGTTGGCGTTCCTGTATTTAGAAATGTATGAATATCACCTGCAACAATATCTTGATATGGCAAAGATGTATACGTCACTGTTGCCGTAGCAACGGATTGAACTGTAATTGCAAGACTAATATAGTTATTGCCTTGTGAAATTGCCCTCATTGAAATAATAGATACATTGTCACCAACGGCACAAGCGTTACTTAATGTCACAGTTGTACTGTTTTCAGTATATTCAGTGGTATCTAATAATATACCGTTTCTGAAAACTAAATCCATGCCTGTGATGTAGTTGGCTTGTCTTGCGGTTGGAGTAAATACAGTTTGACCAGCGGTTGCAACAGCGTTAAAGCGCGTGTAATAAAAACCATCTGGCGTTGTAAAGCCAAGCACACGACCATAAATATCAATAGTAATGTTTGAAGCAGAACCAGTTAGGGTTTGAACACCTGAGCCAAAATCCAACAATTGAGCCAAAGATGCAACAACTTTACCATCTGCATTGTTGTTAATTGCAATTTCACCAGCGCCAATTGTTGTGGTTCCTGTCTCAATAAGTTGTCCAGTTCTAACGTCAAGGTCAATAGCATTTACGCCATCTTCCAAAGCATTCCATATTGATGGGTCAAAAGAACCCGTGGTAGATGGCACAAATTGACCAGAGCCAGCAGCGTAGTTTGCAAAGCCAGACGCAAAACTAAATTTACGACCTGTGCGATTGCTGAACAAAAGATAGACAGATGTGCCAAATGTAGGCTGTGCCAAATACCATGTGTAATCAGCAGGGTTAGTTGAGAAGTTAGATACGCTTGAGTTAAGCAAACCGTAATAGGATTTGCCACGGGGACTAGCAGATAAGTTTGTACCGCTTAAATCATCACCATAGGCAATAACTACATAACGATCTGTATATTGGAAAGTGGTTGGCCTCCAACGCAATACACTGGATGATGCGGAATAGATACTAGAGCCAAGAGCATTGACCATACGCACCGCAAAATACCAATCACCGCTTGGGATATTAGAAAGGGTAACGCTGCCCATGCTAGAGCTTGGGTTAAAAGGGTTGCCGCCGGGGTTGACCGAAGTCGTGCCAGCGAAAATCCTTTGTGCATCTGTTGGCGTAGCGTAAGCCGAATACCAAATCTCAGCATATTGCGTAATGCCAGAACTGGCAGAAGTCACCAAAACACTAAATGACGGATTGGTAATGCTTGGCTGAAGATTGGTAATTGTTGGCGCTGTCAATGTTCCAAAAAACAAAGGGTCTCCAATACCAGTGTTAGGTGCTGGCGTGAACTGAGTTATAGATACATCGTCATATACAGCGGCATTAAATTCAGAAAGCACCAATGCAACAGTAATTGACCCGTCATCTGCAAATTTCTCAGTAACTTTATTGATGCGGAATTGTTTTGCTGTCCAACCGTAATTAGAGTTAGTCACAGTAACCACATCGCCAGCTTCAAGCTGTAAACCAAAGTAGTTGATTTCGCATTGAAGTTGTAAGTCTTCCCTTGCCGCTTTAAGGAATCGGTTAGCTAGGTATTGAGCGCGAACGCCATTGTTTACCAAAGGAAGGCTAATTGTTTGCTTGTTAACAGGTTCATTGGGATAAAGCAACGCAGGGTCAATAACAGCTAAATCAAATACGGCAGAGTTAAATGAATCCTGATTTGTACTGTCAGGAAACTTAACTTCTGCAATGTTGTAACTAGAAGAAATATCAATTGGCGTTATCTGAATTGCAGACACCATGTTTGAGTTGTTAATGTCCATCACAGGCACAACGGTTGGGGTCTGAACAATGACACCCCATAAGCCTGTGATTTCGTTGTACTTAATAAGACAATCACAGCAAGCCGCCATCAATTGAAGGTTGGACATTACCGCTTGAACTGTATCTATAGTTCCGTCAAACCTAAAACGAGTTTGCGTTGTTGTTCCACCGCTATAAGTTGTGTATGTAAAAGATTGATCGCAATATGTATTTAAAGCATTTAAACTGTTTGTATTGATAGACGCAACAGGAATAGCTGCACCGTATCTGGAAGAAGTTAAATAGTCTAAAAGACAATCGCCGGGCTTGTAACGGCTATTTGTTAATTGAAACTTTGTTTGCTGTAGGCTTGTTAAATTGGAAGTCTGGCTATAAGTAATTTTTACAATTGCAAAAGCGCAATTACTCATCAATTTATTAGCATCCCATTGATAAACAAGATCAGGGTCTTGCATTACCGTAATGGCGTTAAAACTTGAGTTTGTTGGCGTATCTGAGCCGTTGTTATATGTGTATATTTCTAGTTTGCCAGCTACAGATGTGTCATATATACCCGTGGATTCATCTAACAACGAATCTACTTTGTATTGATCTGTACCATTAAAAATTACTTTCTTGCCACCCCAATACACATTACCAAATGTAAATGTATCAGGCGCTCCACCAGTTTCAGTATTGGTTACTTCTGACAAAGTTAAAACGTAATACAGATTTTGGTTATCGCTTGTAATGCTTAGATCAGTAACAATACCACCGACATAAGCACTACCATAAACAACGGGTACTTTATTGTCTCCAGCCGGAGGAAATTGGGAGCGACTGCCGGGGTTGGGGCTTGTAGCCGTAGCCCCCATGTTTGGGCCATCAGGCGCTAGAGCTTTAGATATTACGGCAGATGCAACCATGTTGATAGCAAATGCTGTTGCAACGGCAGAAAATCCTGAACTAATAACACCAGCGGCGACTAACTCAGCGGCAATGATTGAACCCGGCATATTAGGCCACCCAAAATTCTTCTAGTTTGTCAAAACCGAACTTCTGAAATTGAAGGTTCGTGCTGTTGCTCATTTTACTGATTAAGTAATTTGAGATTCTATTTTCTTGTTTCATTGCTTTCCCGCGCTGTTGGTACTCTGCCAACAATCTATATCCTGCTGTGCCACCGCGAGATTCAGGCTCAACCCAGTAAGCCATCTCTGTCATCAGAAAATGTTTTGGCGACCAAATGCTTGGGGCTATAGACGCTAAAAGCATACCTACAACACCTTCGTTTTCTGCCACCAATACCAATCCCTTACCAGCCATCAATTCTGTCAGTAAGCGTGTTACATACTCTGCATCATTTGCTTCTGCCAAAAAAGGAAGTGGCGTTAGTTTTCTGTAACGCCGCAACATATCCAGCAAAACTGGAATGTCAAAGGGTGATGCGTCACGAATTCGCACTTGCGCCTTTTCCAAACTGATAGTTGATTGTTTCAATGAAACTTACACGATTCATTGACGTATCGCCAGAATTGTAGAACTGCCAAGAGTTGTTATTGGTGTAGCGACCAGCTTGACGGTTTTGAAGAATCAATTGGATAGATGAAGCCGCCACAGTAATTGTGCCGACATACATTCTGACTTCTTCCATCCATTGTTCTGAAATAGAAAATGAATTGATAAATCCATTAAAAAACTGATATAGGCCACCAGAGCCACCAGTTGTAATTAACGCTCCGCTTGTGTCAAAGAACCCATGCCACATTTCAATCTGTGAGCCTTTAACATCTTGACCAAGAACCCAACCCAACATTGCCGTATCAATGCCCGTCATTGTTACAGACGTTTCATTGGCGGTGCTTTTAATGTCGCGTTGAGCCTCACCAACTTTAATCAAAATACCAACAGCACTAAAAGCCGTAGCATCTACAGCAGAAACCGTGATGTTGTTTGGTGCGGTGGTAAAACGATAAGTTGCACTTGGAGTTGTAATGCGTACAAAATCCGCAAAACGAATGTTGTTTGTTCCGTCAACAGGCGTGATTACGTTCATAGTACGCTTTCAAATGCTTTGAATGTTCCAGACCATTGAAGGAAAGAATCATTGGTCATTGGCACTAACGTATAGGTAGGGTATTCCCGCAAAATTACTGGAAATGTGATTCCTGTGTAGGTTGAGCCACCCATAGAAGTTGTTGTTCCATATTGACCAATGACAGCATTTACTGGGCTAGCTAGAGTTGCAATCAGATTTCTATGAACAGGAATGTTTACAGTTGAACCACCGCCACGCTGAACGTCAGCAGTTGCAATGTAGGAATAGCGACCAACTTGCACAAAATCACCTACTCGCACAATGTAGGCAGTAGTTGAAATAGACGGAAGACTACCAAGCACCAAAACTTTATTGGCACTTGATATTTGCCATTGGCAAGCGGCAATTTGAACAGGCGTCATATCGCCTTGGTAGTTGATGTAGTTAACCCATCCAGTAGTGCCAAAATTTAGATATTGCTCAAGGGATTTGTCAGCAACTCGCAAGCCGTTTAATGTGCCACGATTCTTCGAATACAAAAGGTAATTCATTGGCTTCATGTCAAAAGCAAAAGGAACTACAGTTAACAACTCAGAGGTGATAATTTTTTGGTTGCGGCTTACTGTTTGACCAACAAAACGCTGATCGTTGATGCCGACATACTCGCAAATAGAAAGGATGGTTTGTAGACTCATATCATCTGCTCATAGGTAAAGAACGCTGTGCCGATTGGTTAGCAGACCACACCGCTTGTTTGTTTTTGCTCAGGAACTGAATGCTTGATTGTGTATCAATGGCACTCATGTTAGCAATGTATGGGCCGTTGTAGTTAACGGTTTGACCGCCACCCATAACGCTTGAAAGTGTGCCGTTTGGAATGATTGTTCCCGCTGTTTTTGGGATAAACAACTCAGGGCCACGTTCTCCAACAAGTGAAGCAACGCCCACAGGTGGCGAACCGCCATCAGCAAAGCCTTGTGGCATTGGGCCAACAAAACTATTAGAGCCGGGCGTGTACTTGCCACCAAACATTGGGAAAGCACTTGCAAAAATTTGTGTGGCTTGCGCTCTTAGCTGAATAGAAATAATGTCTTGAATGATGCTTCTAGCAAAGTCTTTAAATGCAAACTTACCTGTTCGCACAAAGTTATCTATTGCTGCGCCCATGTTACCGATAACGGAAGTAAAGATTTGCTGTCCGCGCTCCATAGCGGTTGCAGCATTACGGAAGTAATCTTCCATAGCCAAGCCAAAGCCTTGCTCTAATGTGCCTTCGCGCAATCCTCTTGTGGCTTCGTTTCTAGCCCTTGCAAGGCGTTCTGCTTCAGTTGCTAATTGGTTTTCTCGGTCAATCAATTGCTCTTGTGCCGCCAAATTAAGATCATTATTTAATTTAATGTCTCTTATTTTTTCAGCACGATTGCTTTCAATTTGCAACAAGTCTTTGGCAAGGCGCACATCTTCTTCACGCATTTGCTTGCCAGCAATGTCCAATTCAAACTCTGCTTGCTTATCTTTTAGAGTTTTTGCATAAGCATCTTGGCGCAAAACTTCAGTTGCAAATTGTTCAACCATGCGCTTGGTGTTGTCTTCAATCTCTTTACCCTCACGCTGACGTTGAGTAATATTGAAACGAATTTGCTGTTGCCGCAGGGCTTCGGCTTTAACTGCTTCTGGGTCTATGCCTAATTTTGTTTTGCGTTTTTCGCTAGTATCTTTTGAAGATATTGGCGATGCTGGATTGTCATACAGATAATTATCTGCACCAGCCTTACTGTCAATGTTTTCTTTAATTTTGTTGTAATCTTCAACAATCTGTTTTAAAGCAACATAATCCTTCATAATCACAGCGGCTTGCAAACGATTAACAAAACTAATCGTATCGCCCATGCGCTGAAAGGCAATAGTTGCTTTATTTATGTATGTAGGCAACTCTGTGAGATATTCAACCATCTTGAGCATTGGCGTACCAACAAAAGTGGTGAATGTCAGCATTGCATCCCGCGATGCTTTTTCAAATAAATCCCAAGCCTTTGCAGCATCTTCAACAGCTTTTGTTTGCTTTTCAGTAACTGTTGATGCTTTGCTCATGTCATCAGCCAAGCCAGCTATATCAACGCCTTTAGCCGCTTTGCTGAAAAAATCCATTGCTCTTGCATTGCGAGTCAATGTGTCTGGCATCTGGTTAAGACCTGACAGCGTTTTAGCCATCAGGGATTCCATATCCATTGTGCCTATGTCTTTAAGACTTACGCCAACATCTTGAAATGCTTTTTGCGCCTCAAAAGAACCGCTTGCCGCTTTGTCCACAAATGCCGTAAAAGCAGACAGCATTTTGCTGGCATTTTCAGCGTTGCCGCCGTTTTGCTGTAGGGCAGAACTTAACTGTAGAACAGTGCTGATTGCTACATCGTTTGCTTTGGCTACATCAGAAATAGAATCTGCAAACTGCAAAGCCTTAACGGTCATTGCGGCAAATGCGGCAGATGCTACGGTTGCATAACCTGTAGCTGCGGATGCAAAATTAGACAGTTCTTTCTTAGCCGCTTCAATGCCTTTTGTGAATTCGGCGCTATCTATGCCAAGGCGAACGCCTAATCTTGCAATCGTATTAGCCATGTTTAAACCTATCTTGTTGGAAGCCGGGCGCTTGTGTCATAAAGGCAAGCAAACTGTTATTCACAGATGCTTTCTTGTCTTGCTCACTCAATGGAGGATAGATGTAATCATACGCATTACCCAAAATGTTGGCTAGTTTGTAAGGGCTAGAATTTGCTGATCTCATGTAATTAAACACGCCAGCGGTTAAAGAGCCAAGCACCTCTAAAACACCATTGTTGCCAACCAGCCCGTCAGCGTACATAGTTTGCAATTGCGACATAGTTACATCATCTATGTCTGCCAAAGTGTCGTGTGTATGCCCATTGAAGATCATCGCAATTTCGACCTGTTTCCTCAATGAGCCAATTAGTTTCCCCGTGATTCCTTATAGCTTGGGCTGATAGCTTCGGAAATCTTTTCCAGCAAGGCGATCTGTACCGACATGGGGAATTCTTCCTCAATCTCTTTGTAAGTCAGGTCAGATAGGGAATCGCCTTCTGCTTCTGGAATTAACAGCTTTACAAACTCGGTAATCCTGTTTTGGGTTGTCAGCTTCATTTTGGCAGTCTCGCGCAAAGACCGACCATTGACCAAAATATCATTTTCTAAGAAAACAAATTCCTCAGTTTCTTGGCCTTTGAACTGCATAAGCGGCTTGGCGATCTCGGCATAGGCTTCTTCAATAGCCGCCTCTGTAGGGCTTTGGATGCGCTCATACATAGCGTCTGATTCAGCCACAGTGGGTACTTTTACCTTGAAGGTATAACCGCCTAATTCAAACTGACGGATGAACAAACCTTTACGTTTGCTTTCGTATTGACTGCCAAGTAGTGTTGCTAGTTTTGTCATGTTTTTTCCTGTTATTTCATGTTTTTCGCTCTGAATTCCTCACAGCGTCTGCCAATTATCTCACCAAGTTTGTTAGCCACTGCCGTAGAATTTGCCTCTAATGCTGGCCTCATAAATGGGTGCGCTCCGTTATGAGCAGACCCAAATTCTTGTGCTATTGCCCTTGCGTCATAAGGAAAGCCAATAGACAACGCATATTCTTTAAACTTCTTTTTGTATGCCGCAGTGTCAGATGCATATAAGGCTTTGTTTTCTTCGTAAAACTCTTTGCGTTTCTTTTTTGGAAAAGCCTTAGTCGTTACCAAAGCAATCACTGTATCTGTAGGGCTTGCATACTTAGACCGCTGATCGCGCTTATTGGGTCTTCGTGCTTCAATTTGAAGTGTTCTGGATAGATCGCCAGTGTCTTTTGGAGCCAATAGTCTTGCCGATTGCAAAACTGGCTTCATAGCCTCACGCGCTGCTGGTACAAGAATTTTGCTTCTGGCTTTCTTGTCGCCAATCTCGTCTGCTAGTTCGTCAAAGACTGCCAAGGCATCGCTTAGTCCAGTTACTTCGACTTTGGTGGTTGTCATGATTTTTTGCTTATCAGGCGATTAAATATTTCGTTGTTTAAATCAATGACGTAATCCACAACTTGCTCTGGTGTTAGTTTATCGGCATGATTGGCTGCAATCTGGTGTGCCAATGTAATACCGATAATCTTTTGTTGCAAGAACCCAAACCATTGCTTGTTTCCCGTTTCCGCTTGGTTAACAAGGAAACCAAGCAAATCGTTTGAGTCTTTAATCTGCATCTTTAGGCGCTTCTTCTTGCACAGTTACTTGCACAGGATTCCAATTAGCCAATGCTTGCAAAGCAACCATCTCAGCAGAATCAGGGTCTGCTTTGGCGATTTCTTTTGCCACATCACTAGCGTTGACGTTCTGGCTTCGAGCCAAAACATCAAGGCTGACATAACTGCTGGTCATTTCTGCCAGCACTTCTGATAGGGTTGCCATCTTAGGTGCTTGCAGACCAACCGTATTGGTTGCCGCGAGGATGGATTGTGAAAGTGGCCTTGGCTTCCGCACCGGGCTGGCTATCAATCTGCCACTGGCTCACGCGACCGTTAAAAGCATAGTTCACAATGCCTGTGCCATCGGTAGCAGAGATCACGAAGGTGCGATCAATAGTGCCGTTGTAAGCATCGCCACGCAACAACAAAAGCACTGTGTCGCTTGGGTTCCAAGCCGCAGTAATTGTCATGCTTGTTGGAGCCGACTGTGTTGGGATTTTGTCAGACTGACGCGAACCAGCAACACCGAAAGAAGCAACAGCATCATCTTGACCAAATGCAGGGATAGCTTCCACAGGCACTAAATTGCCAGAGATAGCCAGTGCGCTTACGCTTGCGTAAGTAGACAAGTTAGCCACGGTCAAAGGCGTTGGAGTCGCTGATGGTTGTGCGTACAGCGTTGCCGAAAAGCCGGGTAAGATTTTGGTAGGTAATGCCATTTTGATTTTCCTTCAAAAAAAGTTGTGAAATTATCTTATGTTGGTACGTCAATTGTGCAATCCAGAAAAATCTGCGCCAATTTGTCTGTGTTGTCGTATGAATTATAAAGCCATTGCACATCTGCTTTGGCAATATAAAAGCCGTTTACAGCGCCTCCGAACAAGCCGCTATATCCATGCAACGATTGTAGTATTGAATTAGAAATTGTAAATCCGTCTTCAATCGCTTGCGTGTATATTGAAATTTGGAATACTGGCGTATCAATACCTTTTACAGATTGATACGTACCCGTGTAAACAGGCTGGTGGACATTGCGAAGCATCCAAGTTATGAACTTAGGTTGAGTTGCAAAGTTACGGTTAAAAGCCGCATAAACAGGCACAGGCGTGACTATTTGCTCCAGTTGGTACTGGATTGCCTTGCCATATTGAACGGGGTTCATTTGTGCCATTAAACAGCCACCACAGGGTCGTTGCGAACGCAAAGAATCATTACCGTCATCCGATCATCTGATTCACGCACATTGTCAATACGCCAATCAAACCCGCGCCAATTGATTGAGTACAAGTTTTGATTATCAATCATTCTTTTTGTGTTTGGCGTGTAGTTCAATGTGAAGTTAACAATGTCAGAATACACACGGTATTTATCCGAAATTTTGACGCTGTTAGCAACAGATTGAACACGCGCGCGCGTAGCAAACCATAAGGTCTGCGTTGTGCTTTGCTCACCAAAATCACTTTTCCCAAAGGTCAAGTTGTTTACGGTAATGTTTTCAAAGCGTGCAATTGCCATTTACATCACCAATGGCTTGTATGGGCGTAACAGCGTAGAGACACCAAATGGAATGCTCTTTAGCTGGTTATCCGTTGTCTCGCTACGATTGTTGTAAAGATGCGTCAACAACAACAAAGCCGCTTGCTTGATCACAGGATAGTTTGAGATCGGATTAGCCGCAGTAGTGTATTCACAATACACAGGGCTAGTCATGCTGGAATTCAGGTCTGTTGGCAAACTTTGCAAAACAATCTTGTTACCCGATGGGTCGTAGTAATAAGTGCTTGCTGAAAGCGTTGTCAGAACAGGAATTGTTCCTTGGTTCCAATACTTGACCGCATTAACCGTTACACCTGCTTGCGTAGGGTAAAAGTTTTGGCTAACTTCTGGCAAATCCAAAGTTAATGGAACGCCATACAGACTTGCAGCGTTGTACCAAACCCGATATGACGTAGGGAAAATAGAAAGCCCAAGGTAATCCTCAATTGCTTGTCTAGTCGCCAATTCAAGGCCATAAAGGTAATCGTCTTGGCTAGTATCGTCAAACAGATTTAACTGGTTGGTTATCTCTGCCATCGTTAGCCAAGGCGTAGCTGAATCACGCGCTATTTGCTCAAACTTCGCGTAGTTAAACGGATTGCGCGAAGGCGCTCCGTAGTTTAAGTAGCCTGTTGAATCAACGGGCATGATTAAACTCCAACTAAACGAATGCCAGCAAACGGGTCACGAACTGTAGAAACTAAACGCTTTTCGGCAAATAGAGTAATAAAACCAGCTTGGGTTTGCTCTAGTGCCTGAACATTCATTTCTTCCACATCGGCAATGGTCATAAAGCGCGACCAATCAGCCAAATAGATGCTGAAATTACCAGCGCCAACCAAACTCATGTTGGAGTTAGGAATAACAGGGAATCCAAACATATGCGTGACTGCACCGCCATCGCCATCACCAACTTCAGCAAATTGCTTAATGACAGCCGCGCCGCCAAGGTTACGCAAGTTGTGAATTGTTTGTGGATGCATCATCCAAGCCACAGAAGGCGAATTCCAGTACTGTGGCGGGAACAGACGCGCCATGTCAGTAATGTCGGAATAGGAAATAGCCGCCGCACCTTGTGTCACTGTAGCAATTGAGTGAATGCCATCAGTAATTGCGTAGCCGCTTGTGCCATAAGCAGAAGATGCCGCGCTAGTGTAGTAATTCAAACCACGCAAGCCGTTAGTGCCGCCTGTAGTGGTTGTGGTTGAGCCAGCCTGGTCATCGTTTTGCACCATAGACGCGCCTTCGATAGACGCAAATTCCATAAACAAATCTTCTATGATTGTTTCGTTCAGATAATTTACATCTGACATAACTGCTGTGCGGATTGGCAATTGAGCCGTGATCACGCGAGTTGGCAGTTGCCAAATGCTTGTATCAATGTTTGGTGAGCCTGTGTTAGGCGTAAATGTGTATGTCCAAGGGTTAGTAGGACTAGCGGCATTACCCGTCTTAGCAACAAACTGAACCGCAGAACCAGATGCAGACATTACCCTTGCAAATTTGCGAATTGGGTTAGCAATACGCAAAGCGGCAAATGCATCATCAAAATAAGTGCGACCACCAACCCCATAACCAGAGCCTGTGATTGCAGACGCTTCGCGCAAATCAATCTTGACTTGATCGCCTGTCTCTAGTGTTTGCTTAATGCCTGTGAGGATTTTTTCGGTGATGGTCATTTTGTTTATCCAAATTAGGTTGCGAAAAGAAGGTGGGAGGCGAACCCCCCACCCAATTGGCAACGATTAGTTCGCTGTACCAGTGGAGCGATAACGCACACCAGCGTTAGGGTCACGCACAGAAGTAGCCAAACGCTTCTCACCAAAGAAGGTGATAAAGCCGGGCAAGGTCTGGTCGTAACGGCGCATAACCATGTTCAAACGATCAACGATTGTGTGGAAACGCGACCAATCAGCAAAGTACATTGGGTACAGGCTGGTTGTGCCAGCAGCGCCAGTTGTAGCTTGCGATGGGTTGTCCAAGTACTTGTTCATCACCACATCAAAGCCCAACATCTGACCAATGATGCCATCGGGGTTCAATGATTCAACAGAGTTGAAGATTGGGCGACCGTTGGTATCTTGCAGACCACGGATTGCTTGTGCCAACACTGGGTTAACCATGAACTTAGCGTTAGAAGTCCAGTATTGTTGTGGCAATGCGTAAATCAGGTTGATAACGTCTTTGTATGTGATTGCGTTAGCGCCCACAGTGTTCACGTTGCTGGTCAATTGGTCATAGGTAGCCAAGCTGTGCAAACCGCTTGTAGAACCAGTGCCAGAAGTACCAAATGCGGCTGCAGAAGTTGTGCCGCCAGTGTAAGTGCTGTTAGCACCTGCGTACTGGTCAAGACCGCGCAAGCCGTTAGTGCCGCCGTAAGGGTTAGTGCCAGACTGAGCCGCTTGGTCGTTGTTTTGAATCATCGACAGAGCTTCAGATTGTGCAAACTCAACCAACATATCGTCAACCACGTTTGCTTCCCGACCGTCAATGTCATCCAATGCCGCAGTACGGATTGGGAATTGCACGTTCAAGTCTTGCAAAACCAATTGCCAAATTGTTGTGTCTTCAGTAGTGGTTGCACCGTTGTTCTGGATTGTGTAACCCCATGCAGCACCAGCGTTGCCAGTTTTGACACGGAATTGATAGCTAGAACCATCGGTAGCCACAGTGCGAGAGATGCCGCGCATAGGGTTAGCCAAACGCAATGCAACGAAGGTTGGGTCATAGGCTGTACGACCACCTTTGCCATCACCGCCAGCAGTCAATGCAGATGCTTCTTTCAGGTATGCATCATATTGGCTGTCATCTTCAAACATCTTCAGTTCTTTTTCCACACGGTTGTTGGCTTTGTAGAACTGAGTCAGTTGCTCTTTAACAGAACGGTTTACATCAGAACGAACTGTTTTAGCGATCTTGATGATTGAAGGAGCTTGCACAGACGCTACTTTGGCTTCCAATGCAGAGACTTTCTCAGCAAATTCGGCTTTAGCGGCTTCAACGGCAGCTTGTGCTTGGGTTGTTACTTCGTCAATCTTGGCAACATTGGCTGCTTCGATTGCGTCAAGTTTTTCAATGATTTCTTTTGACATGATTAACCTTTCAGTCGGGTATTGAGTGTTTTAAGAATCTCGCGCTCATTCAAGGCTTTGAGAATCTCGCTTTCGGTCACATCCACATCTGAGTCGCTCAGTTGGGGCGCATTTTCAATAGGTGCAGGGGCTTCACGCTGTTCCATTACTTTCTTGAAGATAGATGCGGCTGTGACCGCATCCTTTTTAGACAGGTTTGCATCGCGCAACGCCCGTTCCAAAACTTTTAAATCAGCAGTGCCATCAGCGCGGAAGAATTCCAGCTTTTGAACACCTGCTTCTGGGTTATTGGGGTACATCACTACAGACACTTCACGCAAACCACCTTTTGTGATTTGGAAGTAACCGTCTTCGTATGGGTCATCAGAACCGATGGTCATTGGTGTTCCGTCTTCCTTGACCCATTGATATTCTTCAGCGTAAGCGCCAACAGAAACACCACCAAACATATTTGGAGATTCGCGCATTACTTGATATAGGTCTTTACCACTGCTGGTATTCATATAAATGCGACCTTGTGCAGACATACCTTTATCGTCCAACTCAAATGCAGTCCACTCGCCAACAGGGATAGCGTCTGCATCATGGTTAACAAACATTGGGAGTGGTCGGCCTTCTTTGGTGAAGGTTTCTGCCCAATCCATAAAGGCTTCAGGCTGATAATTAAAGCGTCTACCGTCTGCGCCTTCACGCGCACCCCAAGTAGTTACAACAGCTTCAATTTTGCCTGTTGGCTCGTTGCTTTGGTTCTCCAGAACCAATTTTGCTTCGCATACCATCATCAAGTTTTGCGTCATGGATTACCTCATCGACTTTTGAACGATCTATGTCTTTTATTGTAGTCAATGGTCTGCCGCGCTTGGGGACAGATTTTGCCTTGTATTTAGTGAGCAATGCTACCATTAAATCAAAACTAACGGACATTTTTATTTACCAATGTTCATTTTCTTGGTCTGATTGCCACCACCGCCACCAGTATCTTGTGGGCTTGTTCCTGCAATTGGGCCTTCTGATTTTTTGGTCATTAACTCGTCAGCACCAGCTATATTTGACTTTCCCAAATACTCACGCGCTTCATTAGGGGTCATAATTCCAGCATTTACGCCAGCCACAACATAGTTCATCTGATCTAATGGTGCGCCTTTTAAGAAATCTTGTACATCAAATTCTACACAAAGATTTGGGTAGCCTTTAAACAAAGATTGCTTCAGCTTTTGTTGAAGGTTAACAACAATCGGGTACATAGTGGATTTATAGAATTCATCCATCATGGTTTGTGTGTTGTTGTATTTTTGATCGTCAATATGCAGCATTGCTGGCGGTACGCCATACAAACCACAGATACGTTTCATGGTTTGCTTTTTAAGGTTAGCCAAATCTGTGTCTTGCAACGACAGCATCTTTACAGGCTCGTATTTCATGCCCTGATCAAGCAACATACCTTGGCCCGGCTTGCTCTGATCGGTCTGCTGACTGCCCACCATGCTTGTCCAAGCCTCTTTTAGTCGGGCAGCAATTTCTTTATATTTGGCATCAGGAATTACGTTATCCGTAATAAACATACCGCTTGGCTTTGCGCCATTGAGCATTACAAAGTTGGCATATAGGTCAATATCTTGATCTAAGCCCACCAATTCAGCCGCCAAAATGCCTTTGTTAAAGCCAGCGGAACCCTGCCACGCCATGTCTTTAACGTGCATGATCTGGTGCGGTGCTAATGGCTCGTCTTTGTTAAAACCATACGAAGGCGTAGACAAACGGTAGCTTGGATAGCGTGTGGGCGTAATTTGAACGGCAATCAAGGTGCTGTCCATCTCATACATCTCTAGCGGTGTCTGTTGTGAATCGTCTTGATTCTTTCTCCACCACAAAGTAAATGCTTCACCTAGCAATTCGTGCCACATCATCCACTGATACCAGAACTCATAACTGCTTTGAAAGTTATTAGGGTTGGTCAGTAATGAATAAACTTGCTTGGCTTTTACTTTGTCTCTAGCGCCAACAGTTTCATCGGTCAGAGCATTTACATATTCGCCAGCATCGTTGCAAGCCATGATTTTGATTGGCAATTGCGCCAATGCTCTGGCTTTAACCGCTACGCAAGACATAACTGTGCTGTTTCGCGTAAGCAGGGCTGTATCTACTGGTCTGCCAGCCTGTGTAGTGCTGGAAGTCGTGACATACAGAATCTGCGTATTTACTGTTGGTCTGCCGTTGCTACCCTGATAAACGACATTATTACCAAGTGCGGTTTGACCAAAAAGAGTGTTAGATTCCTTGGAAACATTGTCTTTTCTTTTGAATATGTCAAACATTCCCATGATTTCCCCTTAAAAGGTTCTGAATCCAAACCCTGATATTGTAGGGTTATCCAAAGAACAGTGCATTGCAATGATTAAACTAATTATGCCATCAACTTTGGCAGATTTGTCAGCTTCGTTTTTTCTGACCTTTACGTTTCCGTTTACATCCTCATAAACTTCGCAGTTGCCAAGTTGCCAGCCCACAAAAGGGTTGCCATTGTGCTTAATGCCGTAGTTCATAATCAGTTTTTCAACGTGCTTGCTTGGGTTGCTTAAAACCGCCATGCCCTGACCGACCTTTTTAACGGGAATGCCAGATTCATGCAATCTAGCCACCAAGCTGGCTGCGTTATACGCATCAAAGCCTACCTCTTTCACATCGTACTTGGCGCATTGGGCAATGATGTAGTCGCTGATCTCGCGGTCATCCATGACGTTGCCTTCTGTAACATGAAGAATGCCAGATTGCCTTGCAACTCTAAATGTGTCTCCGTAGTGTTTAGGGATTAGGCCATAACCGTCTTCAGGCAGGAAAAACTTAAATTCCGCTTCATAGTCATCATCAGCAAAGCGTTTAAGCGTACAGACTGCGTTTAAATCTCGCGTTGCCGCTAAGTCAAACCCAATAAATACCGCCTCTGGCTCACGTTCTGTGGTTATAGCGCAATGCTGATCATCCCAAAATGCTCGGTCAACCCAAGCAGAATTAGCACTTACGTAGATGTTTAGCGTCTTACAAAGGAACTCGTTTAGTGCCGCAGGTTTGTGTTTGGCTTCTTCTGCCCGTTGAGCAATAGCGTCTTCATAGACTGAAATGCCATGCATCGGGTTGGCTTTTGCCCAAGTTGACGGGTCGCGCCAATCATCCTGTGGGTCTAGACCAAATAACAAACCAAACCATTTAGGGTTGTCATCTGCATCACCTTTAAGGATAGATTCCAAAAGCATCATGTCCTCATAGAACTTAGTTTCCTTGGTAAATGACGCTGTTGTAATGTAAAGCCGCAAAGGGTTCTGACGGGCAACCATACCTGAGAAAATAACTTCAATTGCGTTACGGTCTACGATTTGTGCCGCTTCGTCAATGATCGCGCATGACGGGTTCATACCGTCACCAGACTTTTTAGTGTCTCTAGACAGGGCTTTGAACTTGGTCTGTGCGTCACCCAACTTAGTGATCTGGTGTCGCTGTACGTTATATAAGCCAGCTACGTCATGTGGCATAGCTTCCACAAATCCAGACGCAGCGTTAAACACAATTGACGCTTGATCTCGGTTTGTTGCCAGTGTGTAGACTTCTGCGCCAGCCTCACCAAAGGCCAACTCATAAAGCCCAATTGCCGCAATCAGGGTTGACTTGCCAGCCTTGCGCGGAATAAAAATAATCACATCCGACACCATCCGTTTGGAAGTGTCTTTTTTGCTTCTAAAGCCGTAAATAGCGCAGATAGCGAATATCTGGAAAGGTTGCAAGATTAACGGCTTACCCGCATCTGGCCCTTTGGTGTGTTTAAGCGTAGAAGCAAATTCTAGGAAATGCTCTACATATTTAACGTGGAATTCCCACGCCCATGTCTTGTCTTCTAGTTGGTTAAGGAATCGCTGACAGGCTAAACGTACATTTTGACAAACAACGATCTCGCCCTTAACTACCGATACAGCATACAAGATGCCATCTTCATAGGTCATGGCCCGTTAAGCAGCTTGGCGTATTTGCCGCCTTCTTGCTTGTTAGTAGCCAAACGACCCCTTGGTGTTAACCCTAGTTCGTTCATTAAAACAATTGCTCGGCTTAACGCTTTGTCCCCTGCGGTCAGGAAAGGGTTAGGGCCAACGGTAGCGCCATTATTAAACTTAGTAATGATGCCGCCCTTCTCTACGCCCTTCATGCACTTGATGTAAATTTCCATCTGGTTAGCCAATGCCGCCAAAACGTGCTTGTCTTGGTCTGAGCCAATCCCGTAGGTTTCCCACAGGAAATCTGACGTTTCTTTTACAAAAGCGTCCCTGTCCCAGGCGTCTGGGTTATCAAGCCAATCGGCTTTTGGAACTCTGAGCCTTACAGTTTCAGGTAAGGCACTTCCCTTGTGCGCGGCTTTTGTGCCATGCACTAAATGCAATTCTGGTGGTAGTCTGTTCATGTTTTTTAGTCTAGTTTTTTTAAAATATTACCATATCGGGGTTAATACCCCCCAACGCCAACTCAGTTTGTGCGAGTTTGCC